CGGTCCTATGCTGGCCCGAAACATTGTTCACAGTCGCGGTACCGATATCCGAATGGTGCTGGAACCGTGGCAAGTGGACGCGGCTGTTCAGGCAGGCGCAGGTTTCTTCACCCCTTATGTTCCGTCTGTGCGCGAGTTTCGCGTGTGGACGTACCGGAATCGACATCTCGGCACCTACGAAAAGGTTTTGCGGCGACCGCAAAACTTCAAACGGATTGGGCGCAACCACGCCAATGGGTTTGATTTCTCGGGTGTCGAGAGCGATGCAGTTCCGCAGGCGTTGAAGGATGTTTCACGCGATGCCTTGAGGGGTTTAAGCCTGGATTTTGGGGCGGTGGATGTGATCCAGAAGCCCACGGGCGAGTTCGTGGTTCTTGAAGTCAATTCCGCTCCGGGTGTCTCTGACGAACGTCGCAGGGTCATTCAAGCGTTGTCGCATCGTATTGCCCGTTGGGTTGCAAACGGCTGCCCTGCACGACAGGGATAGGAGTTTCGATGGCAGGTACCGCAAAGCATTATGTGTTCAATGATGGACGAAACCGATACGTGGACCACCGGATTATCACTGTTATGCTCACGCATATCAAAGGGCTGTATTCGAATAGTGGGATTCGGGAAAATCGGGACAAGGGCACCGCAATTATCAATGCGCTCACCAGCGTGAAAGGCTCGTGGCGGGGTCAGCTTCTGGCGGCGTGGAAGGAATTAAAGCCCTTGGTGGGGGTTTCTATGTGTCTCACCGAGTACCGGGTACGTCCTAACCGTTCCGCTAAGGCTTGCGGGTTTCGGCAGGTGGCACGGGACTACCGGAGCTGGAAACCAAAGGCCATGAAGAAATTCAGTATCGCCTACACGCCTGTTCCTGCGGGGACCCCTCTTACTGGTAACTGGATCCTCACCAACGAAGCGCCTCGAATAGTGGAGGACGTGCCCAGACCTAGGACGGATGCTCCAATTCGCGCCCGCCGTCCTGTTGATCCGCGCGCCCTGGAAGGAGCTGCCCACGACGCTCGACGGCTGCACCTTCAGGAGCAACTCCGAAACATGCTGCGGACGGAGGACCGATGACGAGCCGGATAGCCAGCTTTCTTCATCGGGCGATATTTCTTATCGGCAAGACCACGTGCTACGTGGAAAGCCGGGACGAAATCAATTGCCGCGATCACGGCCCCGAACCGTATGTCCTACTCCACTGCACAGGCGCGTGGCACAGGGTATGCAGCCTTTGTTTCACGATGGTCTTGCCGGACGCGAAAGAGGCTCTTCCGCTAACCAAGACCAGCCCCTACGTGTGCGAGGAGCAGGGGTGCGATAACGACGCCGCCAAGAACGATTACTGTACGTGGTGTCGAGGCCATTTTTGCGTAGCACACATGTACGACAACTTTCTCTGTATCAATTGCAACGCTGAAATCGACGACAAAGAGGTCACCAATGACCCAAGCGCACTCATCCATTGAAACCCCACCAACTCCAGGCCCTAACCCCTCCAGAGGAGAGAATCCTGAAAATGCGTTGTATGCAATTTGGAAAGTTGCGGAACCTTGGGAGCGCCCGCAGGTTGAAGAACGCCTCCTTCAATATCTTCGTCGCCATGCGTCCAAAGTTTGCTGGATGGTTCTTCATACTCATCAGCCGCATTTAGTAGATGAGATTGCTGTTGACGCTCTTATGGCACTGGGTTCCTTCGAGGAGCGTAGTGCTTTTTCTACGTGGTTTCATTCACGGGCGCTGTACCGTTGCCGTTCAGAATTCAGAACGCAGATGTATCGCAAGGAGATTTCCTTGGATGCTCCACACGTAAGGCAGATGTTCGCTAGGCAGGGTTCTCGGGACCTAGAGGCTGACTATACCGTGCGGGAGATGCTCGCCAAATTGACGGACAGAGAGCAGGAGTTCGTTGATCTGAAGGTGCAGGCGGGTTATTCCGATGCCGATATCGGAACAGAGCTGGGAATGTCGCGTCAGGCCGTGCAATGGACGTGGACAAAACTTCGTAAGAAACTGAGGGGCTTGTATAGTGGCGTCGAAACTGCTGAATGATTTTATGTTGGGTGCCGATCCTGAGATGGTGTTGCTGAATCCTCCGGAACTTGTGAATGGTTCAAAACTTTTTTCCGCAAAAGTGCTACGTGGTCACGAAAAATTCTACGGGTTCGACCATAACGGATTCGTTTTGGAACCCCATCCCGCTCCAAATTTCTCAGCGCGTGAGGTCTGCAAGAACATCAAGGCTTCGATGGACGTTATCACGCATCACTTCGCCAACTATCGGCACCGGGCGGGAGCGTACCTCTCGACTCCGCAACGAGTGGTAACTCTGGGCGGGCACGTGCATCTCGACATGCCGAGTCTTACGCGGGAGCAGATTCAAGCGATGGATGTGTTCTGCGGAAGTCTGGAGCACCTGGATATTCTTCCGGCATCGGAGTGCACTAGCCGGGCTGCACGGGGCAACTACGGGCACAAGAGCGATATTCGTGCTGAGCGCGGACGTGTGGAGTACCGCTCCATGTGTTCGTGGTTATTCAGCCGGAAGACTTCCATGCTGTGCATCACTGGTATCAAACTGTGTGCGGTTGCACCCAAGACTCTGAAGAAGATGCAGAGCATTGCGGCGCTCGTGAGCTGGCTGGAAGGCTTCAAGGGCGCGGATGATGATGTGGATTGGATACTGGACAAGAATTATTTCGGTGTGTCCATGACGGCAAAGCCGGATGCGAACGTGCAGAGGGTGTGGCAAGCCGATCCGGACAAAGGAAAGGAGCTTCTAACCACTACGAACAAGGAAGCAAAGGCGGCACCTCAGATGGCACTGGAAGAGTACTACCAGGCGCTGAGGAACCTGGCAGGGATTCAACAACAGGTTCAAGTTGCTATCCCGCAGCGTCAGCCGTTTGCCAACAACACCTGGTAAAAATAAATCCCTCTTGCTATTGGCAAAATTGCACTCCTGAAGGACTAATAGGTACTTGATGAAACCACAGACGTATGCTCGGGGCATCGCTCTGAGAGTAACGTGGGTGGATTCTACGCAGAGTCACGGTTGGCTCTACACGGAGAATCCGCCTGTCCATATTGAGAGGATCGTGACACAGGGTTTTGCTGTGAACACATCCCCGGACGGGTTGAACATGACTAGCACCATCTCCAAGCTTGGAGGGGTTCTGGGCCTGGTAACAATTCCGTGGGCTTGTATTACAAGCATTCAAGAATTGGAAGACTGGAATCGGGGGAACATTCCCCGTATGTAACAACTGTTGCCCTTTGATCGTTCGCTACTGACCTTTGAACCAGGTCGTCATCGCCACTTGTATGACGGCAAACCTCTGATTGGTGTCACTACCGCACTCGGAATTATCTCCAAGGGCGATGGCCTCATTCAGTGGGGTGTCAATCAAGCCATAGAACAAATCTCTACACAACTTCAAGGGGACCTGTCCGTAGAGCAGGTGCAGTCAATCCTCTGGAGCGCCAAGAGTGCGTGGAGGACTAAACGTGACGAAGCCGCAGCTATTGGAAGCCAAGCTCACAATTGGATTGAGGATTTTCTACGTGGAACTAATCCAGAATGGCCGGAGCACCCACAAGTTCGTAATTCCTGTGAGGCCGCTGTTAAGTGGATTGAAAAGCACCGATGGCAGACCGTTGAAATTGAGAAGCAGGTTTATCATCCGCGCTATGGGTACGCTGGCATCCTGGATTGGTGGGCGGTTATCGACGGAGTTCCCGCTGTACCTGACTGGAAAACCAGTAAGGGAATTTATTCTTCATACCGCTACCAAACAGCCGCGTACGTAAAAGCAATCGAGGAAGAGACCGGCGAGAAAATTAAAGAACGCTGGATACTCCGCATCGACAAGAACACTGGTGAATTTGAAGACCTACGAATTCCTAACAAGGAACTTGCGTCCGATTTTCGGGCGTTCAAGAACGCACTAGAGCTGTACAAACGAGAACAAGAGCTTAAGAAAAGAGCCTAGATGAACAGGGACAAGCAGGAGTTTGAAGTCGAGTTGGTGGTCACACGCCACCATCTGTTTACAACGTTCTCCCGCACGGCAGAAGAGGCCGTGTCGGATGCCGAGATGCTGCTCGAAGATGGTGATGACGGGCAGATACTCAGTACAGACATCGAGATGAGCGATGCTTTCCCTGTGGGCGATGAGCCTCGTGAAGCGGACGAGGACGACGACATGGAGGACGAGATAGCCGATGACTAGTGCTCCCCAGGTATCCATCGGGAAGCCCTCGCCCAAGCCGATTGAGTTTGTAAGAGTGAAGAATGAACCACCCTCCCGATTGATTATGTCGGTGGATGGCCTGCCGAAAGAAGGGAAAACAAACTTTGCTCTTACATCGCCTGCGCCGATTTGCATACATAATTTCGACTTTGGCTTGTCCGGCGTTGTCGAAAAGTTCGCGGATAAAGAACTGTATCAATTCGTGTATCAGATTCCTCTCACTGCTCGTCTCCCCGGTTCAGGCTTTGGTAGTTTGGTTGACCCTGCGGCTAAGGTGTGGGAAGAGTATGTCACCAACTTTCGCGCAAGTCTGGATAGGATGCGTACTGTCGTTGTTGACACCGGCTCTGAAGCTTGGAACCTGTGTCGGCTGGCAAGGCTGGGGAAGCTCACCCAGGTGTTGCCCGTGCAGTACACAGCCGTCAACGCTGAGTTCCGGCAACTTACTCAGCTTGCCCTTTCTCAGAGTAAGTGCAACGTCATCTTCACTCACAAACTGAAAGCGGAGTATAAGAACGATCAAAAGACCGGCGCGTTTGAACGGGCTGGTTTTGGGGAGATTGAATACGATGTCGAAACGGTCCTCAAGTCATCTCGTGACTATGGCAAGACGGGCGTGGAACAATTTTCAATCGAGGTGCAGTCCTGTCGGGCCAATCTGGACGCCTCGGGTAAGCGATTTGTTGGAGGCGACTGCACATTTCAAAAGGTTGCCACAGCCATATACCCCGGCACCACAGAGGAGTCGTGGACATAACTGAAAATAAATACTAGAAGTTGTTGGCAAAAAGCCGGTTTCGAACGACTTATAGTTACAATTCGGCGGCAAGAAACAGTGCCACCGGAGTCGATCATCGGGAGCTACATCCTGGGTGGTTGATTGCAATTGAATAAGGGAAATCCTTGATTAAATCCGGGGAACGCTTTCTGAGGGGTTAGCGTCCGGTGCCTGGCGAGGTTCCCAAGAACATTCGATTGTTGTCTCCTTCATCCCTACGTTTGTAGCTCCCTTTGTTCGCCCAAAAATAAGTTTCGGACGCGCGTAGCGTCCACCCAAGGTTGTTGTAACAGATGCAGAATCAAGGACCCTGAATGACACAGCAGCAGATTGACCAGTTGAAGCTTAAGCAACACCGCGCTCGCACCAGCGAGCAGTTTGATGACAGTAACGCACTCGCAGCAGAGATTGTTATTGCAGAAGCCATTGTCTCCACACTGCCTACGTTTGACGACGTTCCTTCGATGGACACTGGCTTCTCTGGATTTGATGGCGGCGATTCCGGTGGTGCAGGAGCAACCGGCGACTTCTAACCTTTGGATGCGCGTCCCGTTTACCTCTCTCATAGGTGGAGGCTCGGGAACAATACGGCAATAGCGTTTACTCCTCCTTTCCGCCGCGCGTCCGCGAATGTTGTACAAGGCTTCATCCGTTGTGCCTAACAGCGGAAATTGTTCGACTTGTAATTCTTGGGAGTCTCATTTGTCTAGTTGGAATGAAATTGATTTGACCGCAGTGCCGACCGATCAGGATGTTCTGCCGGAAGGTGTGGAGTTTACGTTTGAGCTTTTGCAGGGTGCGCGTTACGGAAAGTTTGATGCGAACCGCATCGAAGCCGCTGCCAAGGTTGTAGATGGTGAGTTCGCCGGTAAGGTTAGCTACTTCAGCTACCCGGACCCGGAGAAGCAGCCTTGGTCGTCTGGTGTGTTTGTCCGCATGACTCGCGCTCTTGGCGAGGATATCAACGAAGGTGAAGACCCGGTGGCCTACCTTCACCGCGTTGCCGGAGGGAAGTTTCTTAGCAAGGTCAAGCATCGTCCTTACTCCAGTGATGGAGTGGATGGCGTAAAGGCTGAGCTGGCCATCGGCAACGTCAAGCCTGTTCGTCAGTAACACCGTTAGTGAGTGAGAGTGGGGCACCTGTCATGGGTGCCCTTCTCAAGCTCTGAAAGGCACTCCCCACATGGACGACAAAGCTACGCTTCTCCTTTGCCTGGTAATCATTCTGTTGGCCTACCACTTCTACAACGATCCCCCGAACGGTCCGGATGCCCATGTCTAGTTGCGTGTGCTGTTGCCA